TTTGATGCAGTTAATGTTTGGGGTGGAGAAGAAAATGATCCACCAATCTATGGACAAGTATTTGTTTCGATAAAACCAGAAGGATCTTATAGTCTAACTGCAACACAAAAACAAAGAATTATTTCTGAAGTTATCAACCCAATTTCAGTAGTAACAGTTACGCCTACAATAGTGGATCCTGATTACACATATCTTAAATTGGTTGTTAATTTAATATACGACCAAACTAAAACAACACAAACAGCTTCACAGATTAGTGAAGGAGTAAAGTCTGCTATACAAACATTTGGTGATAATAATTTAAATACATTCAATTCAACATTCAATTCATATGATTTATTAACTGCTGTTCAAAATTATAACTCATCGATAATTTCAAGTGAATATAAGTTGCAGTTACAGAAAAAATTCTTACCTAATTTAACTAATCCAACCACATACAATTTATATTTTGATGTGCCATTACAGACAAATAGATACACGACTGGTATCAGTAGTTATCCGAGTATGTCATTCAGAGATACAGAAAATCTTTCTACAATTATTGAAGGTGTCTATATTGAAGAAGTGCCTTCATCTACAAATTCAGTAGAATCTATTTCTGTTATTAATCCTGGGTTTAGTTATACAGCAACACCAATTGTAACAATCTTAGGTGATGGTACTGGTGCTACCGGTTATGCTGTGCTTTCTGGAACTGGTCGTATAACAAGTATTGTTATTGATAGTGGAGGTAATGGTTACACTAGTGCATTAGTAGTAATTACTGCTGCTGACGGTGATACTTCTGGTAAAAATGGTGCTGCAGTTGCTAATTTATCCGGTCGATATGGTACATTGAGAACTTATTATAATAATACAAGCCAAGTTAAAACTGTAATAAACTCTAATATAGGTACTGTAGACTATCAAACTGGTACAATTACATTAAATTCTTTTGCGCCTTATGATGTTGCTGATCCATTAGGCCAATTCTCAATTATAGTAACACCAAGTTCATCAATCATATCTTCATCATACAATAAAATTATTACAATTGATCCTTTCGACACACAATCGATAACAGTTAATGTTATATCCAAAACATGATAGAGTCTGGTCAAAAAACATCTTTATTAATACCATCACAATTACCTGAATTTATTCGGGATAATCCTGACTATTCAAATTTTGTATTGTTTTTACAAGCATATTATGAATGGTTAGAAGAAACAAATAACGTTACTGAACGCACTAAAAATTTATTAAATTATAAAGATGTTGATGAAACAACTACTAAATTTTTAAATTATTTTTATAATGATTTTCTTTCTTATTTTCCAAAAGAAATTTTAGCAGATAAACAAAAAGTCATTAAAGTTGCTAAAGAACTATATCGGTCTAAAGGTACACCAGCTTCATTTCAATTTTTGTTTAGAGTTTTATATAATACCGATGTTGATTTTTTCTATACAAAAGATGCGGTATTAAAAGCATCCTCAGGTAAATGGTATGTTGCTAAAAGTTTAAAATTGGCTAGTGGTAATCTAAATTATTTGGAGACTAGTCAATTAAGAATTATAGGTGAAACAACTAAATCAATTGCAACTATTGAAACGGCAATAATAACTGGTACCAAAGCTGAAGTTTTTATCTCCAATATTGAACGATTGTTTCAATCTGGTGAAATTTCTAGGGTTGTAGATTCAAATAATCGAGATGTATACTTCAAAGATGGTGTTATAGTTGCGTCCACCACAGCAGGCGCAACGATACTAAGGTCCAAAATAGTTGGTCAGATTAGTCAAGTAAAAATAAATCCAGATTTTAGGGGCCTTCTATATCGTTCTGGTGATCCGGTAGTTATTGAAGGTGGATTAAATTCACCCACAGGTTTGGGGGCAACTACTGTTGTGGGAACTACCACTTCAGGTTCTATAGAACGGATTAACTTAATAAATGGTGGATTTGGTTTTCGTGCGAATCCAAATTCTGAAATTGAAATAACAAATGGTGGTGGCGCCACCGCAGTAGTTGGTAGTTTAGATCCAAGCGCAGCAAATTCAGCTGTCGTGACTATTCCCTCAGATTCTATTGCAATTAGAAGATTAATAACAATTGGAAACACAAACTATAATTTTGCTAATATAGCAACTTCAAATGCAATCACAACTTTAGCAAATGCATTAACCTTCATTACATTCACAACAAATCCTGTTTCTTCTGTAATTCTAGGATCGTCCGGTGGCGGTATTACAGTTACACCTACAGTTCAAGCTAAATCCTATTATGATACAGAATTTGGTGTATCACGGGGTAATTTAGAAAGTTTAGGAATTTTGGCCCCAATAAGAATTATCAATCGTGGTACTGGTTATGTAGCTAATGATAAAATTAATATTGTTGGAGGTTCTGGATTTGGAGCATTTGCAAATGTAATAACTGTAAATGTAACTACCGGTGCAATATTAACTGTTTCATATGTTTTGCAACCAAATAATCCAAATAAACTTCCATTAGGAGGTATGGGTTATAGAAAAAGTGATTTGCCGGCACTTTCAGTTACTTCAACAAATCCATCAGCGACTAATGCTGTATTGGCTGTAACTGGAATATTAGGTGCTGGTACAGAATTTGATGTTAAGACTGACCGTGTGGGTTCTATCACATCTATCAATTTACTTGAATTTGGTGAAGATTATGTTTCAGCTCCTAATGTTTCGTTAAAAGTACAAGATATTGTAGTATCAGGTGTTGTGGTAACTAATTTGCCTCAATTAGGAGATATAGTTTATCAAGGCGCAAGTAATACAGTTTTTACATATAAATCTACCGTTTCTAATATAGAATTATTAGTGCCTTTTGCTGATCCAACAAATTCGCTTTGGAGATTAAGAACTTATAATTATAGTTCTCTTCCAACTTATGGTACACAAATTAAAGTTGATAAAAAAGATATTTTGATGAATATGTCTAATCAATATCCCACATTTAATGCGGATACAAGATTTAATGAAAGTGGTGTAATTACTTACGGAGATGGAACAGCAAAAGCAAATGCATCTTTCTTAAACGGATTGGTAATCAGCCAAGGACAATACTTAGATTCCACAGGACAACCAAGCTCGTTTGATGTCTTACAAAGTGAAAATTACAATAATTACACTTATCAAATTACTTTAGAGAAAGAAATAGACAAGTATAGAACAACATTATTGAATTTAATACACCCAACTGGAATGAAAGTTATTGGCAGATATGCTCTGAAATCTAATTCCAAATATAATTTTTCTTTTTCAGATTATATGGAACAAGGCGCTCCATTAGTTTATCATACATCAAATACTAATTCATACGCAGAAATTACAAGTACATTTACGAATCGAAGTAATAATATTATCAAATTATATCAACTTGGTAATACAACAAATATACAAACTTTCATATTTACAGGTAACTCTATTACATTAACAACTTCTGCTGGATTTAAAGTTCATTCAGAAGTTTTATCCGTCAGTAAAACTCCAACATCAAATACTATTATATTAAAAGATAATGTATGGTTGACATTTGCGAATGTGGCTAATGTCTCTGGAAATACTGGGGAAAACTTCATAAATATAAGAAACTTAACAAACTCTTACAATATTATTAATAATGGAACTTATACTTATCCGGCATATCCAATAAGAGATATAGCATATATTGGAGATAAAGTTCTTTTTGCAAACGGTACACAAGAAAAAACTATATCTGGTATTGATTATGTTAATGGTCGTATAACTTTAACAACAAATCTTGAGTTCAATACAAGCAATGGTTTCATGTCCGTTCAAAGAACTGTAATTACCAATAATGTTAGAATCGATAATGTCGTGGAATAAACATAAATAAAATATGGCCAATCAAAATTTACTAACCTATAATTCAAAAGTCACACAGGTAAAGCAAGACTTCTATGCTCCTGTTGCTATATTTCCAGGTACGACAGCTGTTGTAAGCACAGTATATGCTTTTTTAGCCCATGTCACTCCTTGGGATAATGATTCTGTCCCGCCAGTTCCTACACAAGACCAACAAAATATTAAAAACATATTCAAAAGTATGTTTGTGGCCAAAAAAATTACATCGAATGATATTAGTCCTGTAATTGAAAGAATCAATTGGGTTTCTGGTACAGTTTATGATTATTATCAAGATAATATTAATATGTTTGCTGTCAATGGTTCTGGGTTTTTAATAAAGAAATTTTATGTAAAAAACAAATACGACCAAGTTTTCAAATGCCTTTGGAATAAAAATGGTATTGCGTCTATAGACGAACCTTTTTTTCAACCAGGATCATACGGCAACTTCAACATTTATAGTGGATCGGATGGGTATAAGTGGAAATACATATACACACTTCCTATTGGTTCTAAACAAAAATTCATGGATACTAATTTCATGCCTGTTCCTGTTGGCGCCAATACAATTGTGGCGTCAGCCACAACAGCCAAGGCCGGTAATATAGATATTATTGGTGTTGTCAATGGTGGTTCTTTATATTCTCCGGGAACTGCTCCAGTTAATGTAGTTATTACTGGTGATGGAACTGGTGCGGCCGCAACAGCAGAATCAACTGGTGGAGTAATTACTAATATTATAGTAACCAATCAAGGTTCCAATTATACACACGCAACTTCAACAATAGTATCAGCCAATGGTTCTGGAGCAATACTTACAACTCCTGTGTCTCCAATTGGAGGTCACGGATATGATGCAATGGACGAATTAGGATGTACAAAAACGATGTACACGGTAGAATTTAATGGTTCTGAAGGTGATTTAGTGCCAACATCTATTGATTATCGTCAAGTTGGTTTATTGATAAATCCAGTATCATTAAGTTCGTTTCCTTCACCTGCAAGCGGAGCAATATATCAAATAGCAACTAATATATCAGTTGCTTCAGGTTTTGGAGTTTATGCAAATGATGAAACGGTTTATCAAGGATCAAGTTTAGCTACCGCCACTTATTCTGCCACAGTTTTAGATTTTAATGCCGCAACCAATGTTGTTAGGCTGATAAATATAGTCGGAACACCAAAAATTGATTCACAATTATTTGGGAATACATCAGGAACAACAAGAACATTATTATTTGTTAATAATCCAGACTTTCAAATATTTTCAGGTTATATTACATATGTTGAAAATAGGTCAGGTATTCAAAGAAGTGCTGATGGAATAGAACAATTTAGATTTGTCTTAGGTTACTAAAGGGAATAAAATGCCTCTGAATTTTAACGTAGATCCGTATTATGATGATTTTGATCCAGCAAAAAACTACCATCGGATACTTTTTAAACCTGGGTTTGCTATTCAAGCGAGAGAACTAACTCAAGCTCAAAGCATATTACAAGACCAAGTTACTAAATTTGCTGATAATATTTTTAAACAAAATACACCAGTAACTGGTGGACAAACCACAACAAATTTTAATTGTCACTATATCAAACTACAAGCAACTTCTAGTGGTGTTTCAGTTGATGTTACCCAATTTAATAATAAATTAGTTATTAATGACACGGGAAAAGTAGTAGCCAAAGTTATTGCTGTTGCTGCGGCAACGGGTGAAGAGCCACCAACTTTGATTGTTTCTTATAAATCTGGTGTTCAATTTCAAGATGGTGAGACAATATACGTTGCTTTAGCACAAAATATAACTGCTCAGGCAATTACTTTAAATG